CGCAAAGGGGGGTAACGGAGGGCAGGAGGGGGGATTGATGGAGGAGCAGATCGCACGACGGAGGTTTAGGGTGAAGGCATTGGACATGTTCTCCAACTGGGGACCGGCGATAGCGAGTACATTTAGCGTCTACTGGCGTTCACTCCCGGCTACTGTCAGGCGGGTGATGGACGGGGTGTTCACGCGGTCCCGTCTGCGCGAGTGTTGTGATCCCGCGGTAGTGACGGAGTCCCTCAAGGCCTTGGGGGGTATTGCCAAGAAGTACCAGGAGGTAGTCTTTAGCGAGTGGAAGTACTTTGTGGATTTGCAAACGCTCCAGGATTATCAGGTTCCTAAGCCCATTGAAGAGTTCGAGGCGGATATTGAGGCGTGGGCCACAGGTGACATTGACCATCAGATCGAAGGGAGTACCGGTTTATTCGATGCGTACTACAGTGGCGGTATCGATAGGTTCCTGGAGTTAGCACCTCACCCTCGTGTTCCGATTGAAGAGCTGCAGACGCCTGCAGTGTGGTTGAGTGACCCTATGAACTGGGCCCGTGTGGGTACAAGCGACGGGAAGCGGTTGCAGGTCGAGGATGAGAACCGGAAAGTAGTTAATACCCGTAAGAGTAAGTGGGCGACGGCCATGGCATTAGATAGACGCGAGGCACTAAGGGTCTTCTGGGCACGGAAGAAGCAGTTCAATACAGCAATACAAAAGCGAGAATTAACCAAAGTGCGTGCTGTGATGGGCGGGGACCTGAGCCTGTATCTCAAGATGTCGTACTTCTCGACCTGGTTGGAGGCGGCACTACGGGGCCATCCTAATACCAGCTTATTTATGGGGCCCGAGGCTATGATGAATCTGTGGGAGGATATGGCAGCTGACACGGTGGCAGGTACTGAGCTGATGATGCCGCTCGATCAAGCCGAGTTCGACCACCGCGTCTCTAAGAAGATGCTGTTCATTGCCCTGGAGCGGATAAAGGTGTGGTTCCTGAGACTGTTTCCAGGTGGAGGACTGAAGGCTACATTCCTCGAGGTGTTCGAGTTGATAGAGTACGCACTCGACGGAGGCACCGCCCGTGTAGGTAAGAGGAGTTTTACGGTGACCAAAGGTGTGATGAGTGGCTGGCGGTGGACAGCGTTACTCGATTCATTAATCAACGCGGGCGAGCTACTCGGCTTTGACCAGTATCTGTTTGACCTCACTGGGGTACATCCAGTTCGGAGATTTGTTGTCCAAGGGGACGATGTGCGGATGGTCGTATTCGGTGCTCCTGCGGCGTACGCCCTGTGGAGGTTGTACAAGGAGGGTAACTTCCTGGTCCACCCGCAGAAGTTCTTTGCGAAGTATAACGCAGATGAGTTCCTACGACAGGTCGCCTGGTTGGGTCAGGTGAGCGGGTACCCTGCCCGCGCAGTAGCATCGATACTGTGGCGGAACCCGATCAATGCTGAACCGCTACAGGGGATTCTTAGGGCCAGGGAGATGTTGAACTCGTGGTGCACTCTGGCGAATAGAGGTGGGGTTGAGTGGAAGACATCGATGATTAGAGATGTTGCGGGAGCGAACGGGCTGAAGTTCGCTCAGGTCCAGGAGTTGCTGGCGACTCCCGCATCCCTCGGGGGGCTAGGGTTTCTCACAGATTATTCAAGTGGGTGGCTCTCTCTCCAGGCGGGTGTGGTTAAACCGACATGGCGCTACTTGCGCACACCCAAGGTCGCCGAGCAGTTAGGAGCGGAGTGGGGGGTGGACCCAGTGGCCCTGGGGCGACTGTGGTCCGGGGGGATAGAGGTGG